ATTCTACGCAGGAGGCGGTGGCGGTTCAATTATCCAGTCATCTGGTAATGGTTCAGGTGGCTCAGGTGGCGGAGGTCGCGGTGGTTGCTTTGAAGATGTTGTTCAACCACAATCAGGAACAGTAAACACAGGTTCTGGCGGTGGAGGTCAAGCATCAAATAGCGCTTCCTTTAAGTCTGGCTCTGGCGCTTCTGGTATTGTTATAGTCCGTTATGCAGTCTAACAAGGGATACTAAATGACTAAAGATAATGTAACTAAAATTAAAGAAACCAAACCAACACAATGCTTTTCATACGAAGTAACCATGTTGGTACACATCATTGCAGATGATGAGACAACCGCTAAAAATCAACTAGATGAAAAAGGTGGCATCGTCACTAAGCGTGATGTCAAGTTATTAAACACAGCAATACTTTATGGTGAAGATAAGGATAAAGAATAATGGCACATTGGGCAAAAGTAGAAGATGGAATTGTAGTTCAGGTTAATGTAGTTGAGGATGATTTCCTACAAGCAAACCCTGACCGATACACAGGCACTTGGATTAAGACCTCTTATAACACAATAGGTAATGTCCATACTTTAGGTGGCACACCATTGAATAAAAATTATGCAGGTATTGGATACACTTGGGATGGCACTGGTTTTGCAGCACCACAACCATTCCCATCTTGGTCAAAGAACTCAGATACTTACCTGTGGGAAGCACCAACTCCTATGCCAACTGATGGCAAGCGTTACACTTGGGATGAAGCAACAACTTCTTGGGTTGAGTCACCAGCTCTTTAAATAATGGTTTACTTCCTAGCTTATCTAGGATTCTTTTGTGGTCTAATAATTGGATACATCTATGGGAGGTCTGAGTAATGGCGTATGGCGATGATATTACCGAAGGCATCCCGTATGTCTTATCCAACCCTGCTGGTGCTACAAACTATTCAGCTACTGGTGTTAATTATGATATGGCTATTGCCGGTCAACCATTCTTTATTGCAGCCTCCGATGATTCCCCTTATCGTAGAGTAACTGCTAAGTATCGTAAAGAACAGTATGACCAGACTAGAGAAGCTGGTGAGCAATCACTTACTGGCTGGTGGTTTAGATCCCAGTCAACATTCCACCTTGGCGCTGGTATTAAATACTTTGAACCAGCTCAGGATGAGTCACTTCGTTTCCAGTACACAGAGTCTAAAGGTGTAGAGGTCTTTACTAAAGGACAAGTTACTCTACTAAATAGCACTGCTAGTTTCTATTCAGGCGCAGCCCCTGCTCAATTAATAGGTGTTAATGATGGCACTAATGACTGTATCTTCTTTACAGATGGTACTGCTTTAAAGAAACAAGCATCATCTGCTGGCTCACCTACTACTATTTCTCAGGCTGGTACACCAGCTACTATCTTTAGCCTTACTACTAATGGCTCTAGTTATTACTTTATTAATGGTACCCACGTTCATAAAGGTTCAGTTGGTGCTACACCTGCCGATGCTGAAATCTATAATGCTTCTGGTACTACTCGTGCAACAATCCGTTATGTAAAGCAACGTCTTATTGCAGCAGTAGGTGCATCTATCTATGAACTAGATGCTACAAGGACTTCTTCTACAGGACTACCTACTGCATTTTTTACCCATCCTAACTCATCTTGGGTATGGTCTTCTATATCAGAAGGACCTGGTGCTATCTACATATCAGGATATGATCCTAATGGAACATCCTCATCTGTCTTTAAAATTGTCTTAGATGTAACAAATTCTAACTCATTAGGTTTCCCAACTCTTGAAACACCTACAGTTATTATTGATCTACCAGAGGGTGAGCGCATCAACGACTTTGATGTATACCTTGGCTTATATGCAGTCCTTGCAACTAATAAAGGATTTAGAGTAGGTGTATCAGATACTAACGGTAACATCCAGTATGGTCCTTTATTATTTGATCAAGCTGGCTGTAACTCAATAGCATTTAGAGATCGCTTTGCTTATATTGCAACCACTATTGATGGTGAGGCAGGACTAGTAAAGGTAGATCTATCTACAACTGTAATAGCTAATAGCCTAGTCTTTCCTTGGGCTTGGGATCTAGTAGCAAGTGGTGTTACTGCTGAATCTAACCAGGTAGCCTTCTTTGGTAATACAGATAGAGCAGCCTTTAGTTCTGGCAATGTTATCTACGCTGAGTCAACAAGTAATAAGGTAACAAGTGGTTACTTACAAACAGGTTTTATACGATACAACACATTAGAAAATAAACTATACAAGCTACTTAATCCTAGAATAGATACTACAAATGGTGCTATAACTATTCAATCTATTGATTACGCAGATACTGCATATAACATAGGTGGTTTTGCTCAAAGTGCTGCAACTAGTGAACTGGGTGTACCTTACCCTAACTCAGCACAAGAGTATCTTGCTTTTAAATTTACTATGTCTAGATCATCTACTGATGCAACTAAGGGTCCACTATTTACTGGATACCAACTAAAGTCTTTACCTGCTGTGCCTCGCCAAAGAATAATCCAATACCCTTTGTTCTGCTATGACCACGAGAGCGATAACTTAGGTGTTGAGGTGGGCTATGAAGGTTCAGCCTATGATCGGTTGAGCCAACTAGAAGCGATAGAGAATGTAGGAGACACCATCAGAGTAGAAGACTTTAGAACTGGTGAGTCATATATTGGATTAATTGAAGAGCTTGACTTTATAAACAGAACCCCAAGTGATAGACGATTCTCCGGATACGGTGGATTGTTAATCGCTACTATTAGATTAATATGATGATATGACACCTAACGAATGGGCAGGGCTGGCAGTAGCGGTAACTACATTAGTTAGCGCAGTTGCAATTGGCGTAAGACATTTAGTTAAGCATTACCTATACGAGCTTCGCCCGAATGGTGGCTCAAGTGTAAAAGATAAGATCAATTTATTAGAAGAAAAGGTTGAGTTACTAACTGACCTAGTAAAGGAATTGATCAAGAGATAATGCCAGAGTTAAACGCTAATATCCCACCAATAGATTGTTATGTAAGAGGTAATTTCCTACGCAATCAAGAGGATAGTCACGATAAGTACTTCCCTTGTGTAATCTTTGGAGTGAGTAGCGTACAAAATAGAAGCCCACTATTTCATTTTATGATGGAAGATGGTGGCCTGTGGTGGCGTATGCCTATCAATGCCTTCTGTAAGAAGCCAGGTGTACCTGAGGAAAGTTTATACAACCTAGTACTGTGGAACTCTTTTAGTCCATACATAACAGCTACCAAGTTTAGTAACCTAGCAAACCTAAGCCTTCATTATGTGGACAGGAATAAGACCAAGGTAAATGGTAAGTATCTCTTTACCCTTGACTGGCATAACCCTGACTCTAATAGATTAGATGATGGATACTCAGAGACCCCCGATGAACACAAATGCGGTCACGTTATAGAGCGAGATGATGGCAACTTTGCTATCCAGCCTAACAATAGAATATTTGTTTTTGAACCATCATATACAACTAAGTATGGAGATCCACTAATCCACAGGATCATCAATGATCGCAAGTGGGATGTTGAAGATAAGAAGAAGTGGGTCACTGAAGATTCTAATGCTTTTCACTATGACATAGAAACGAAGAAAGAGAATGAATGAAATTGAAGAGAATAACAGCATCCTTATTAATCGTAGCAAGTCTTAACCTATTAACAGGTTGTGGTTATCAAGGTTGGATGCGTTATCCCTGTCAAGAGTTTGAGAATTGGGAAAAGCCTGAATGTAATCCGCCCCAATGTTTAGCAGTAGGACAGTGTACTAAAGACCTAATACCAGATTCTGTAGGAGATACTGATGGAAAAACGTCAACGACTAAGCGCTGAAGAACTACACGCTAGATTAATAGTAGCCATTGGAATCATTCTGGCTATTGTATTTGCTGGATCAGTCTTCTCTTTGCTCTATGCGTTCTTATTTATTACTCAACCTTTAGGAGAGCAAGCACCAAATGATAAAGCTGCTATTGATTTAGTATCAACCCTGTGTGTGTTCCTTACTGGAACCCTTGCAGGAATCGTATCTGCTAACGGACTAAAGAGTAAGAAAAGAGATGAGGATGTCAAGTGAAATTGATTGCAAAGAGAGCGACACCTGCTGCAATAGCTGTATTACGCCAAGCGACAGCGTTGTATCCGAAGCGCAACAAACTCTCAGACGGCTTATTGCCTTCATCGGCACACATTAAACAAAGCCCTAACTCAGATCACAATACTGGACTAGCAGTTGATCTAACCCACGATCCTAAGAATGGTGTTGATTGTGTGGAGATATTTGAGAAGTTAAAAGAAGATGCAAGAGTTAAGTACCTAATATTTCAGGGCAAGATCTGGTCTAAAGAAAAGGCTAAAGAGGGTAACCGTACCTATACCGGCAGTAATCAACACAATAAACATTTACATATTTCTATTAATGATGGGTCAGCAAATGACACATCACCTTGGTTCTGGTGGATGAATCAACCTAAAGCGATCAATACTTTGATTGCCTCAGTTATGACTACGCCAGCAAAGAAAGCATATAAAGTCCCAGTGTGTACCTGTTGCAAGGTGCATAGCAAGACAAAATAGAAGGAGAGAAAATGAACCCAACGTTCAAGCAAGCAGCACTAAGTTGGTTCCGAGCAGCAGCCGCAGCAGCAGTTGCACTGTATGTAAGTGGAATCACCGATCCTAAGCAATTAGGCGCAGCAGCATTAGCAGGTCTAGCAGGACCATTATTGAAGTGGCTAGATCCATCAGCTACAGAATTTGGTAGAGGCTCAGAGTAATCTAGTTTACTGCGAGGCTACACAAAGGCTCATCCCGAAAGGGGTGGGCCTTATTTTTTGTTGTCTAAATTTCCCTAGCTGGATCATCTATTGGACAGGGTACAAGTATTAGATTGCCACAGTTAGCACAGGTTGCATCTAACATATACCAGGAGATCTCAAAATCATCAAAGGTTGCAAGAATAGAGAATACTTTAGAGCCACAAGGACAGGCGTGTAATGGTCCTAAGGACCTTAGATCTGTACCAAATTTAGGTGGTAGGTTCTCTTTATTTTTTCGCAGGTTTGGTAGACGGAACATACTGACCGTACTATCGCGGCGCTTAATGCGCCGCCCGTACTGTAATTCGCCTCACGGCTCATATGGTACACATTCTTGGACTAGTAACCGATAAGGATCGTATCCTCGGCGTGTCCTTTTCGCATCCCAGCATTGTCGGTGCCTAGTGCTACAATTAATCCAAGATAAAAGGAGGGGCTGAATTGACTACGGTTGTTGGTATTCAAGGAAATGGTTATGTAGTTCTCGCTGCGGATTCGCAGATCACTGAAGATAATCTTAGAACAATTAGTTTAGGCACACCAAAGATAGTTCAAGTTGGTTATGTTGCCATTGGAATTACCGGTGATACTAGAGCTGGTGATATCTTAACTTATAACTGGAAGCCACCAACATATAGAGGTGAAGATCCTGTCCAGTTTATGGGTAAGAAAATGATTCCATCTATTATCAACGCCTTCAATAAGAACGCTTATGACTGGGCTAATGTTGATAAGAAGGATGGTGGCTTTGACTATCTAATAGCCTTTGATTCTAATCTGTTTCATATTGCTTGTGATATGTCATTCATTCAAAATGAACTGAAGGTTTATGGTATTGGTTCAGGCGGTCAGTTTGCTACCGGATACTTATACTCACTTGACTATCAGATTATGAACCAGGATGCAGCAGTTGAGATAGCACAGAAAGCTATAGAGATATCTGCTCAATTAGATATCAATACTTGTCCACCAATACAGATAGCAATACAAAAGCGGAAGGTTAAGTAAATGGAGAAAACATTAAAGGTCTTTGAAGAGGATCTGCGAGAGCAGATTGCACAAGAGATTGAAAAATCTGGCAGTGATGTTTCTTTTTTATGGATGGCTATTGGTGGTCGCACACCAGAGGCTATTGATTGGTATATAAATGATGTTAAATCTTTTGCAAATATGGTAAGAGGTAAAGAATGACTGATCCAAAAGAATTATTACTTCAAGTACTACGAGATAAAGATGCTGGTAGGGCTAGATCTAAACAGACACAGGTAGGTCCATCAGAGTTAGGTGGTTGCCGGCGTAAGGTTTGGTATCGTCTTAACGATCAACCTGAAACTAATGATAACGAATTAAAGTTGTCAGCTATTATGGGTACTGCCATCCACGCTGAGATAGAGAAAGCAATATCAGTTGCAGATCCAAAGGGTGAAAAGTACTGGGTTGAAACATCTGTTGAATACAACGGAATGAAAGCTCACATAGATTTATATATACCAGAGACAGGAGATGTGATAGATTGGAAAACCGTTAAGGTTAAGAATCTATCTTACTTCCCATCGCTACAACAGCGCTGGCAAGTTCAGGTCTATGGCTACTTGCTTGACAAGTCTGGTAAGGGGAAGCCCAGAACTGTTAATCTAGTAGCCATTGCCAGAGATGGTGATGAAAGAGATGTCAAGGTTCATTCAGAACCTTATGATCCGAAGTTAGCAGAAGATGCTTTGAATTGGTTATCTGCTATTAAAGAGAGCGCAGATGCACCAGAGCCAGAGCGCGATCAAAACTATTGCAAGTTCTATTGCAAGTACTTTGATGAGTCGGGCGAGATGGGATGTACTGGTCTAAAAAAAGAACGTATCAAGGAAGGTGAAATCTTCATAGATAATCCTGAGGTAGACACATCGGCCTTGAAGTATTTACAATTAGATGTAAAGATAAAGGAACTGACTAGTGAACGCGAGTCATTAAAAGCTGCGTTAGAAGGATTTACTGGTAATACCAATAGTGGTGTATCCATACTATGGAGCACAGTTAGTGGTAGAGAATCAGTAGATGCCGAAGAGGTTGAGAAACTTCTCGGTTTTGTACCAAAGAAACAAGGACAGGAATCAGTTAGATTAACTGTCAAACATACTGGAGGTAAGTAAATGGCTGCACCGGAAAGCACCAAGTTCCAAATCAACTACAAGTTAGGCGATGGAACTCTAGTAAATATTTATGCAACTAGTCAGGCTGAATTAGAGGCATCTCTAACTTCAATTGCTGACGTAGCAACATTAGTAACATCAACTGGCACCTCACTCGGTGTCAGCGCACAGTCATCAGGTGGCGCAGTTTCCTATGCTAAAGCAGCACTAGGTGCGACACAGGTTGCAGTACCAGCAGGAGATAATCCTGATTGTAAGCACGGCTCAATGGCATTTCGCTCAGGCGTAGGACAGAAAGGTCCTTGGAAAGGTTGGATGTGTGCTGCACCTAAAGGTGCTGTAGACAAATGCGAAACCGTCTGGATTAGATAGCAGGTGCGGGTTCCCTGGAAGTATGAGAACCCAGCTTGCGCTGAAGTGGGAATGGAAATTTTCTATCCTGAAATAGATGATGACGATAAGATCCATACTCAACAAGCAATTAACGTTTGTAAGATCTGTCCCCATTTAGCAGAGTGTGCTGAGTGGGGCATTAAGAGAGAACGCTTTGGTACTTGGGGCGGTATGACTGCAATAAAGAGAAAAAAAATTAGAGTAGCAAAAGGGATAAGTCTTTCCAGAGAGGAACACGTTGCTTAATATAGATAGAGCGTGGCGTGGTAGTAATACCAGTGCAACTCCATTACCTGATGTATGGAATGATCTTGCTAAAAAGCAGATCAAATTTCGTAGAGGTCAGGTATGTATGATTGCCGCCGCACCTAATGCTGGTAAGAGTATGTTTGCTCTTATCTATGCAGTTAAAGCAAAGGTTCCAACTTTATTTTTCTCGGCTGATACCGACATAGCAACTGTGATGATGAGAGCAGCCTCTCACCTATCAGGACACAGTCAGCTACTGGTGGAAGGTAACTTAAATAGTAACCGTCATTACTACGATAAGCACCTAGAGGATATGTCTAACATACAGTTTGTCTTTGACTCATCACCATCACTAGATGATATTGAGTTAGAGATCAAGGCTTATGTTGAACTCTATGGTATTCCACCAGAGTTGATTGTTGTTGATAACTTAATGAATGTGGCTGCTGAAACTGACAATGAGTGGGCAGGACTACGAGCTATTATGGTGGACTTCCACGATATGGCTCGTAAGACTGAGGCTTGTGTGATGGTTTTACACCACGTTTCAGAGCAGACTGAGTATGGTAAGACCAGCTTCCCACCTCATCGTAGGGCTATTCACGGCAAGGTATCACAACTACCTGCATTAATACTTACTCTTGGTTTTGATCCACTAGATGGCACCTTAAAGGTGGCACCAGTTAAGAATAGATTTGGACCACACACAGCAGATGGCTCAGACTTTGTTACCTTATTCGTAAACTATTCTGTGTGTCAGATCAGTGATGCAGATGAGTATGGTCGGATGTATAGAAGGGATGCCCTAATAAATGTCAGCCAAGTACAATAAACAAAAGGGTTCTCAGTTTGAAGTAGATGTAATGAAGTGGTTTAGAAAGATGGGCGCAGTAGCTGAACGCTTACGCTTATCAGGAGCAGAGGATGAGGGAGATCTAGTAGTTATAGTTGCTGGTAAAACCTTTGTCTTTGAATTAAAGAATACTAAGAAATTAAACTTGAAGGAGTTTTGGGATGAAGCGCAAACAGAAGCTGCTAATTACGCTAAGCATCGTGGCGTTGATCAGCCTTTATCTTATGTACTATACAAAAGAAGAAACGCAGGAATAGACAAGACTTGGGTAATCCAAGACCTAACACAATGGCTAAAGGAGAAGCAATGAAATACAAGTATGAAGACAGAGATACATACATAGACAAGTGGTACAAGGGTTTCCTTGGACTGTCCTTCTATGAAACAGAGTCAGTGAAGTACGGAATTACTGATGGATTTACATTTACTTTCCTTGGTAATAACTTTAACTTCGCAAAGGAGATCTAATGCCAACACCAGAGGGCGTAATAACAACGACAGAAATACTACAACCAGTACCAGAGGTAGTAGAGGAAGAGGTAAAGGAGGAAGAATGATCTGTGAAGTATGTAGATCAGGCGGTGAACTGAATAAGACTGGTCAGTTCAAGCGTGCTATTACTATGCACAAAAAATGTAAGGAGGATTGCGGATGCCAGCATCAGACTGGTCCAGGAGTAGGAAGTCTAGCAATGGCAATGGCAGAACCGATGCGAACTCAATACCCATTGGAGTAATAGTTGCTCACTATGGCGGTGAGGTAAGAGAAGGTAGGGCTTGCTCTGTAAGGTGTGTATTGCATAGCGACAGCAGAAGAAGTGCAGTAATTAATACGCAAGAGAATCTATACTTTTGTCATACCTGCGGTAAGGGTGGCAATGCAGTAAACATTATTAGTATCAAAGAGAATATGGAGTTTAAAGATGCTCTCGCCCGTGCAATTGAAATCATCGCTGGAAGTGGCGGTTCAGTACAACAAAGATCTAAGCGAAGAAGCGGTAGGGTTTCTCGCAGGTCGTGGGATCTCTAAGGAGATAGCTGACCAGTACAAGTTAGGTTACATAAAAGAACCTGCTTCAACCCACGAGAACTATCAGGGCTGGCTATCCATACCTTATATAACAGCGCTTGGACACTGCGTTGGATTTAAGTTTAGAAGATTAGATGATGGCAAGCCTAAGTATGGAGCACCTCTCGGTCAGAAGGGTCATCTCTATAATGTTAGTGACATCATTGTATCTAGTGAATACATAGCAGTTTGTGAAGGTGAGTTAGATACAATCATTTGTTCTGCAGTACTAGGTATGCCAGCAGTTGGAGTTCCTGGTGTTGCTGCTTGGAAGCCACACTTTACTAAGATGTTTACCGGCTATGGAAAGATTTATATTATTGGTGATAATGATATTAAAGAGGATGGTTCTAATCCTGGGGCAGAGTTCTCAAGGAGAGTAGCTCAAGAGGTGATGAACTCAACCATCGTGTCGCTACCTGCTGGATTAGATCTTAATGATTTATACTTAGCCAAAGGAATTGAAGAAACTAGACGAGTAATTGGAGTGCCAAATGTATGAAGAACTCAGAGCTGACGGAACTCGCCGTTTGGTTAACGGAATTGGGACTGGAAGTGGTTTTGATAGACTACGAAACTGGGACTCTACAAGTAAGGCCAAAGCCGATAAGGTCGTAGACAATAAGTTTGCTGCTGATATGTGGGAAGTACTAGATGCAGCAGGTAATTTACTTCTATCTAAGCACCACGATTACGGTCCAAAGAATATAGCTGGCTCACCTGGTGGTCCAATCAATGGGTTAAGAGTGCGTATGTGGGACAAGATCGCCCGTATAAATAACTTAGTTGATAGTAATAAGAATCCAAACAATGAATCGTTAAGAGATTCCTTCTTAGATCTACTGAACTACAGTGCTATCGCACTGATGGTACTAGATAATAACTGGCCTGAAACGCCAACTCTGGATTGTGAATGACAACAGAACCAATACGACAAGTATGGCAGGATGGTAAGCGTGAGCAATTAGTTGCTGACTACCTTGCTACTGCTAATAGTTGGGAGTTCTATAAGACTCCTCGCTATTACTTTGTAGATTACTTGGTTAATAAACTTAAACCCAATGGCTATGCTAACTATATCGGTGGCGTTGAGGTTAAGTGGATGAGATCTCATTCCAGTAGTGAGGTTAAGTTTCCATACCAAAAGCTACAGCGTATGTGGTTGACTGAACCTTTAGATGATAACCCTGATGCTTACAATAGAATTGTTATTAGATATACAGATGCACTGTTAGTTATTCCTGCCCGTCTACTGCGTAGCATACCTCCGACCTACGGATTAACACGGGCAGATACCCAAGAACACGACTTCAATGTTCACTTCATAGCGACTGAATATTTCGCTGACTATTTAGAACCGATTGTGATAAGCGAATGACACCTGAATTACATCCAACCTTTAAAGACTTAGTGCCTAGTGTGGCTAATGTTATTGTCCGTAAGTTTAAAGGATGGGTTGATAGAGAAGATGTTAAACAAGAGTGCTACCTATGGGCTATAGGTCGTGGTCAACAGTTTACTGATCTATTAAACGAAGAGAATCCCAACAAGCGTGAACAGAATGAGAAGCGTATTGCCTATCAAATGAGGCGTGTAGCTGAGAGGTATGCTCGTAGAGAGAAAGCATCTAAGGCTGGCTATCACATAAGCGATGAAGCCTTCTACGATACTGCAACTATCGCTCAACTAATACCCTTTGTTATTGCATCCGTTATTGATGGCACTGTACTAGAGCAAGCACAGGAGATGATCAACGATGGCACACCTCGTAAGCAATCAACACCTGCTG